CACATAGGCGGAAACATGAGTAGTCTGCCTGTGACTGGTTTAACAGTGTTGGTCGTTTCAGAAGCACTATTCCACTGAAAAGCAGTCTCGCCACCAACTTCAACATCATTTAAGTACCAGAAGTAAACAAGAAATCTACGAGCCGAATCGTGATTACCCACATCGACATGAAGTTTGAATTCATCTTTATCATTGGGCATATATCTCTTCATTCGAAAATGTTCACATGCAAGTTCATCTGGCCAGACTTTATCATCAAGGCTCAAGTCATGCTTGTAGTATTTCAGAAACTTCTGCATCTCATCTACAAGCATATTGTGAATATCTTTCCAATCAGGATATGCTGATATGTTTAGTTCGGTAAAATATCTATGACCTTCCAATTCTGTCTGTATATGTCTATCGGTGTCATACTCAAATCTCTTTATGATTTCATCACACTTGGCTTTTGAAAGTGTGTCATCGTAATATCTTACACAGTTTATCATACTTTAAAACCTTCAAATTTTTTGTTAAACTTACCTTCACGATTACCAAATGTATTCAGTGGTCTGTCAGGTGCATTTTGACCTGAGTCAGAGATATCTTCTTGTGCAGACTGTTCAACATCATACAATCTCATCTTTGATTTGTCAATACCAACAACGAATCTCTTGTTCATAGTTGGGTCCGCATATCTATTCTTTAATTGCTTGACCATAATCTGATTCAATGCTTCAAGTTCTTCAGTTGAAATCAAAGCAAACATAAAGTCAGCAGTCGCTGGTAGACCAAACGATTCAGAAGTATCTTCAAGTCCTGGATCGGTATTTGAGAAACCACTTCTTGTTGTTTGTGTAGCTGATACAATTGGTAGATTCTCTTCAACAGCAAGGCCACGCAACTCTTCTGCAATTGCTTTGATATATGAATAACTATTCACATTCGCACCATGTTTCAATCGTGCAGAACAGCAGATGTTCAGATAGTCAATGAAGATGATATCAGGGCTGAAATTTCTCTTTAATCTCAATTCATTCAACAGTGCTTTAAAGTGCAGAACAGATGCGCCAGCAGTTGGATATTCTTTAATGATTAGCTTACCTTGAGTCTTTGACTTCAGTGCAGAGAATCGTCTATCATAGTCTGACTTTGAAATCAAGGCTAAGTCACTGATAGGTACATTCAAAAGATTTGCATCAATTCTCTCAGCAATCTTTTCTTCAGCCATCTCCATTGTGATATAGAGAACATTCTGACCAGCAGAGATACAACCAGATGCAACATGACACATGAACAAACTCTTACCAACACCGGTACCAGCAAGTGCAATGTTAAGAGTCTTGTTAGGTAGACCACCTTTTGTAATCTTGTTGAAGAAGTCTAAATCAAAACCAATTCGTTCTTCTTTACGATGATAGAATTCAAATCGTTCATTTGAATTTTCAAGATAATCATGCCCAACATTCGGGTCAAACGAAACACCAAGTGCAGTCGAAAGCATCTCTGGAATAGCACCTTTGTTCTTTGTGCCACTCTTATCATCAAGAACAGAAACAGCCTCTAGAACTGCATTGTAGATTGCTTTATCTTGACAGAACTTTTCTGTAGTATTTACCAACCATTCTTTTTCAGTTGGCTCATCTTTGTTTGTTTTGATTGTTTCGAGAATGCCAATCGCAGAACGAACTTCTTCTTCTTTGAGTTTCTTAGACTCAGTTAAATTTATTACAAGAGATTCGTGAGTTGGTAGATTGTTGTATTCATTAACGAAGTCAGATATTTCTTTGAATACAACTCTCTCATTAGTGTCGCCAAAGTATTCTGGCTTTAGGAATGGCAGAACTTTTCGTGTAAATTCTTCACTATAGATTAGATTCTTCAGAATCGTAAGTTCCAACCGATGCATTTTCTTCCTTTAAAATATATTGTTCAAGCAACAGCACTAGGATGTCACCCATCATTGTAGCAAATTTTTCATTTGATTGCAATGATTCGTATGAATGTTCACCTGGATAATCCACAGTATATTCATACGATAATTTTGCCTGAACATCTTGGTCGGTTATCCATGTTTTTCCGTAGTGATACTTTACACCTTTGAAGTCACCCTGTAGGATTGTAACACCAGTCCATTCAGGTGCTTCAAAGAATTTAAAGTCTACGCCTTCTTCAAGCGTCTTCGGCTTCGGCATGAACAAGTTCTTCAGTTTGGAGAATACTTCCATAAGATATCTCATATTTTTTACTCACATATTCTTTGAAAGATTCATTCGATAAAATATCTTTCCAAAATGCTTCGGTTTGAGTTGCATCGAATCTAACTTTGTCACCAATCTCACCAGTTGATTGATTGACTTTTGCATACCAACCAGGACTTGGTTTGGCAACAAACTTACCTTCCATTGCAACATCAAGTAGGCCAGAGAATTTCTGAATACCACCTTCAAATGAAACTGCAATTGGTATCTTTGATTTCTCTCTCACATAACGAGACTTCTCAACATTGATGATGAAGTTATAACCTGTGACTTCTGTACCATCTTTTTCTTGTTGGCGACCAATGATGAAGATGTTATCAGCAGAGTAATAAGAACCTGTACCACCACCAACAATATCTTTAGGATACAAACCAATCTCTTTGTATGTGTGATTCACAACAATCATCGGAATATCTTTTAGATTCAAGTGAGGTGTAATCATACGAAACAAACTCTTCACTTGTTTTGCACGAGACATGTCTGCAACAGACTTACCTTCAAGTGCATCATCAACTTCTTTCTTTGATGCTAAGTTACCGATTGAGTCAAGAATAACAATCAGTTTATCACCACGGTCAACACCTTGAAATTGTTGCATGATATCAAACTTCAATTGTTCAATGTCAGTCAATGGTGTGTGTAGAACACGGTCCATATCAATACCAAATGTTTCAAAGTATTTGATAGGTGTACCAAACTCTGAGTCATAGAATAAAAGAACTGCATCTGGATACTTGTCCATGTATGACTTTGCCATGAGCAAAGAGAATGCAGTTTTAAAGTGTTTAGATGGACCTGCCCACATTGTAAGTCCTGGAGTCAACCCACCATCTAGCTTACCAGACAATGCCACATTGACCATTGGCACTCCAGTAGTAATCATATCTTTATTGTTAAAGAATTTTGATTTCGAAAGAATCGCTGTCTCTTTGATAGAGGAATTCTTTTTCAATTTTTCAAGTATGCTCATTTAAAATCTCCAGTCATATTAGTAATTTGTGTTTTCGGTATAACTTCTGAATGTTCATCAACAAAGAAGTTCTCAATTGTATTTGTAGGTTTAGTTTCAGTTTTCTTTTTCTTAGTCTTGTTCACTATTATATCAGGTGTCTTCTCAGATTGCAAGTTCTTTAGTGTCATATTAGCGGCAATCAATAACAAAACTGCTAATGGGTCAAAGACAAAAATGATGATGAAGATAACCACTCTCACAGCTTTATCTATGAATTGGGCATCGTTTTTATCATACAACAACTCGGCGACATAGCGAATAGGACCAACATCTGCCATCAATTTATTTTCTTCAGTCATCAATGGCAATTTGTCTTTTGTTATCTGAGTCAACTCAACCTGAGTTTCTTGTATTTGTTTATCAATTTTTCGACTTGCTGTTGCAGGGTCGCCGGCTCTCTTCATCAAATACTCAAGTCTTTCTCTTGTCATCTTTTCTTGTGATTCAAGAGTCTTCAACTGAACCGTATTGGCACCAACTGATACAGTAGATTCAATGTGTGCCTTTGAAAGATAACCAAAGATACCCATCGATGTAATCAACATCAATAAAGCAACTGCAACTGTGAAATATGATTTCATTAAGATGGGTGCAGTCTTCCAGTTACGATACAGCCATGATACAGTCACTAACTTAGATAACTCTAATGCACCACCCATCACAATGATTGGCCAATACGAGCCAGGAAAGATTAAAGCAAGCCCTACTACCGAATAGTAACCTGCGATTGCTGATAGAACAATTGCTGTAATAAATGGTAATAGAACTTGTGTCATCCGAAGAAGTCCTCTAAAGAACTTTCTTTGATTGGTCTCCATCCAATACAGTCAAGAACAATCGTCAAAGGTTCAATGAATGATTTCTCAAACTGCATATCATAATCAATAACAGTAGTCATATTCCATTCGCTTGGCATACGACTTGCAAAAGAAAGAACATTGGATTGAAATGTGTTTGGCTCACGAAGAAAAATAAACTTAATCTTTTCACCTTCACGAATCAATTCATATCTCTTAGTCAACTTGTCAGCACGAAGTCTGTTATTGTGAATCAATGCACCACGAACATGAATCGGTGTGCCTTTTGAATAAACAGTCTTCTCATTAGCATACTCTTTCAAGCCATTGACTGTTCTCGGAAAAGAAATATCTTCAATCGGAATCGACTTGAATTCTTTTCTAAAATTTTCAATGAATGTCTGCAACTGTTCTTCTGTACCACCAATGATAATCTTCAAGGCTTCTTTAATCTTCTCACGACATGCACTCGGTGTCGATGATTTAATTGCCTCAAGACCTTGAATCTTGATTTGTGGTTCAGCATACTGAACACCTTCAGAATTATGTACATGAAGAATGTATCTTTTCTTAGCAGTCCAGATTGCTTTGTCTGCTAAAACCTCTCTCTTCATTTGCATTTTTTGTTCGTATGCGTGAACATAGTCAGCAAGTTTCTGATAACTTTCATCAATAGACGGTTGAATTTTATCTTCACAGACACGATCCATGAAGGAGATGAGATTGTTAACATCTCCTGTTTTCGAATAGACCTTATCAACAAGCGGACCAAGATTGA